CACTCTGCGATGGCGCGCAGTCCCGCGAGGTTGAGACGCTCATCGAGCGTTCCATCGTCGCTGTTGAAGACCTCACTCACGATCCGGCGACGGGTGCGGCGGCTCGCGTCGATCAGGTAGAGCTCCACCTCGCCGAGATCTCCGCCCATGTCGACGGTGACGCTCCCCATGTCTGCGTGCTCAGGGATCTGCTCGGTGGTGGCGGCGCGCAGGGCGCTCAAGATGTCTTTCTCGTTCATCAGCTGTTGTCCGGTGCAGAGGTGCCATAAGCCCATGACCTCGTGACGATGGCAGCGGCGCCATCAGGGATCGCGCCTAGCGCGGCGACCTGCATTTGCAGGACGCTCGCCACGGCCTGGCTCACGGGCAGGGATTCGAGGTGGACGAAGGCGCGGTAGACGTAGTCGTTGTCGCCGTCGGGATCGATCTGAAGGGCGAGCCAGTCGCCACTCTCGAGCGCATCGTCGAGGAGGTTTTTGGCTCCTCCTCCCGAGGGGTCAAAGTCGGCGATGGGCTGCGCGAAGCTCTCGAGTGAGGCGACAAAATCCGTGAGCAAGGGCAAGCGATCGACGGCGGTATCACCGAGCACGGTGACCTCCTCGAGCGCCCGGCTCATCGTCGCCTCCAGGCCGTTGATCTCCGAGAGATCGTCGAGATCGAAGTAGCTGCGATCGACGGTGATCGGCCCTGTGGGCGATGAGTCGAAGGTCACCAGCCCGAAGAAGTAGTCGATGGTGTAGTCGCCAGCAGCCACGGGGCTTCCGTTGTCGTAGACCGTCACCGAAGCGGTCGGGTCCCAAAAGGACTTCAGAAAGGTGTCCCGGAAGGTGAGCCCGTCACCGGTGTCGGTCATGGAGTCCCCCGTCGCCGCCGTGACGCCGGTGTGGCCCAAGACCTCGGTTTTGTATCCTTGCTGTGGCATCGCCTAAGCTCCTTGCTCAAGATCAGGGCACACGCGTCCACGCGTCGCGGCCCATGCAGGTGTAGCTCTTGGTCGCGACACCATCGGGCGTGCTGCCGTAGCTGACGCTCTCGACGTAGCACTCGACCTTGAAGCCGTTGGTGCCGTCATAGAGGTGGCGCAGGTACACGGTCGTGCCGCCGTCGAGCGCGCTATCCAGCACGCCCTGTTGGGTGTCGGTGTCGTCGGCGAGCACCGTGATGCTAAAGTCGCTGTCTTTGAGCATCGGCAGTCGGTCCACAGCGGTGTCACCGAGCACGGTGATCTCCTCGAGCGACCGCTGCAGGTTGCTGCTCACCTCGGTGACATCACCGATCGTGTTGTAGGTCGAGTCGTCGGTGCTGACGTCCAGATCACCGTTGAATCCTGCGGTTGCCATCGTCTCCTCCTTATTCAAGTACCTGCGCGAGCAGGGTCAGTGTCCATCGGTGGCGCCCGGTCTCATCGCTGCCGACATAGGCAGGGCCGCTCGTGGTGATGACCCAGGAGATCCAGGCCGCCGGGTTCTGCTTGTGCAAGGCGGTCCACGCTGCCTGCGCGGTGGTCTCGCCTCCCTCAAAGTCGTTCTTGTCGCTGCGCACGACGATCAGCGCGTCGATCGTCTTGAGATCGTCTGCATCTGAGCCTCCGAGCATGGGCGTGGGCGCAAAGCCGCCGCCCTCGAGCACGAAGATCGCCCCGTCGCCGATCTCGGTCGTCGCACGCTCGGGGCCGTAGAAGATGTCGGCGCCCACGGTGCCGAGCCCTGCAGCCACCAGCACTGTGGCGATGTCGCTAGCCAGGCTCATCGAAAGGCCCTCCTGCGCGCGGCGTCCATGATGATGGCAGGCAAGCGGCCCGAGAGTCCCTTGATGGCCTCCCACAGGTAGCGCGCTTGCCCAGTGCGGTGCGGGATATCCACGCGCTCGTGGACATCAATCGCGTAGTGCAGCTGGCCGTGACCAAAGCTGGCCTCGACGATATTGCGAGCCACACGACCGGCGCGCGCTGAGGCTCGCAGCGCGCCGGTGTCGACGGGCACGAGCTTCTGGGCCTCTTCGACGATGCGCAGCGCGGCCTCCTCAAGCCCAGACATCACCGCGCTGAAGATCGTGATGTGGGCTTTCTCGAATCGGCGCAGCACTTCGGCCCACGCGCGCCTGTCAATCTCGACCTCAATCACAGCAGCACCTCCGTAAGCCCGACGCCGTCGAAGTCCTCAGCGCGCTTGGATTGGCGCACCTTCTTGGAGT